GCAAGAATCGTCGCCGAGACAACCACAACCACAACCTGCAAGCAATGCAACAGTTGTCAATCTTGCTGAATCTTTTTCATTGATCTGCCAGAATATCAGAAATGTGATAAGACATTCCAACATAGACAGTCAATCCAACAATTTTTCCATCCCTGCAACATCTAGACTTGGACAAATTAGTAATATCCACACACCACCCAACTCCATCGACCCATCTCGACGACCACCCTCGGTTGAACGCAACGCTCCTGTGTTCCAACTCAATGCACGTCGCATCGCCATCACTAACCCATACCATATGGTGTATACAAGAGAATTCAATTTAACTAATCTTCTAACCTTGCCAGTCCGAATAGTTGAAACACTTCGACAGCCCGGAAGACCCTTTCCACCATTGCAAATTACTAACCCTATTAACCGTGGTTTTAATGCACAACAATATGAAATAACGCGATTTACATGTCATAGTGACCACGAGTATGGAAACCGATTACTAGTCACACAGCCAATTATCGTTAACCACCCTGGACACTACACACCCGCATTACGAGGAGGAGCTAATGAGAATACCCAGCAGGATACTACACAGCATGAAATACATGCAGAGCGAACATACTATAACGGACCCAGAAACCAATATATGGTTTGCAACTTCCAACCCAGAACACGAAACATGTGCATGTCTGACTTCAATACTTCCTTCACCACAACAATTAATCCACCAAATATGACACGACCACATTTCAACCAACCCCTGTATGGCATGCCCAATACGATAAGAGCCCATATTCCGTTCATGCCTTCTGTTGACCTGGATGACCACAACTCCCCGATTTTTTACTACTATGCTAAGAACTACAGACCACCTAGAAATTTGTCCACTATCGTCCACCAACAGCTGTGCCCAGATCTACCACGAGATGCCCCTCACGACACAAACCTCCATCTCAATCTCAAAGCAGTTGACAAAAAATACATAATTGATATTAATAAGAAATGGCTATTTAACAATGTTGGTATCAATACTGTTCGCCCTGTGCTGATAGGTGGCCACTTTGACCTAATCTCTTACCTGCGGTACAGAATCCGTAGTGTGCATTCAATGTCACCCATTCTCGATGATACCGATTATCAAAGACATATTAACACAGTAAATGAGTTGTACAGACTTGGCTTTCAAGGAGATAATTTTGCACATCAATGCCAATGCCAAGTTTCAGGAACGGAAGTATGCTTGCACTGGCAATACCAAACCCTCGATGGACGCATTACACCACAGCCTAATCCTATCCGCACACATATGATAAGCAAACATACGATTTACTACCCCGGTGTCCTTGATTATATGACAGTCATATTGAATGATCCGCAAACCAACGTTTCGTGCATTAGTGCTATTGCTTTTTCGTTCAACCCTTTTATGACTAGCGGTAAAATCTATGAAGATGCAACCTGGCAACAAGACAGACATGGAAATATCACGATGACCACCAATGGGAATTCACATGTTTATCAACACTACAATGCATTGCACCAGCTGTTTGAACAGAACATAATGACACATACATACCGCAACATGAACATCATACTAACTGTTGTCGATAGTGTGTACCACCCCAACCCAAACCCTAACTGCCGGCAAATGCGGATAGAAATCACACCCTGTGTGTTCCCTACTCCTAGGTATATTCCCTCTACCAGATGTGAGGCACATGTATCACGACAAATAGAGCACTTGAGGACGTCACCAACCCCAATTGATGGACTATCTGTATTTATCCCACCAAGAGAAGCGATGGGTTACCTTGGCCCCTATGTTGACCCACTCACAATACCTGACACCCAATTGATTAGAAGTTTACGCACGAATGGAGCACCAGCTGTTGACAATAGACGGATGCCCAACAACCCACCAGGCAGAGAGTATTATTACAATTACACTTATTACTCAGGTACGAATCAACAGCATGAATACACAACAATCAAACTCCCCGCTTATTACAAAGTGGATTCAACTTATTATGTTATCACAGACTATGAGACGAGCGATCTAGAAGATGATGTTATATATTACCGCAAGAATGCTGTCGAGCAGTTATGTACGGAAAATGAGCTAAAACCTGTAATCAGGTCACTGATCGGTAACCTAACACAAGAACAAATGATTGCAACTGCAAAACGCCAGCTCGAAACGACCTCACTCGAAAAGATCTTGCCTCTACTTATGTCAGCAGCTAATATCGCCGCAAACATAACCTCTAGTATTATTGTGAACCACCAAGTTTCACCTTCTATAACCAGAGCAAACAATTTAAAGACACTACCGCTGACAAACTTTGATTGGTGGGACTGGACTCGCAACAAGTTTTGCTGCAAACAACGGAGATTACGTGTCATAGAGCACATAGATTTAGTTGACACCACCCACACAGGATGTTTACCCCACGCAATTAATGATTGCAGAAGGAATTGGCCACTGTATCTCATAATCTCGTTCCTTGTCTTAATTATGGCAATTTGCTATGCCCTAGGTATTGATATTCCATCCCCACCCCCAGTAGCAACGATGTCAAGAGCAATACCTCACTCCACCAACCAACCGATAAGTATCATCATACCCCTTCTGCTCATGTATATCACATTGTTATTCAAACGTGCCTACACACACTCAAGACAGACATTGAGGAAGAACTACAATTGCAAACCCACAACCATTTGGCAAACGTGCATCAACCCTGCTTTTTCTTCCAATCTCAATTTTGACATAGACCCTACCACAAAATATAAAACTTTCAACCCAATAATTGATAAAGTTATGACTACCACTGGAAAAGAATGTTATAGACATTTACGATCACTGTGCAACTGTGAAAAAAACAAACAAGGTGCGTTACAAATTGGCCCCAAGTTTTCTGTCAATGGTGAAGAACTGCAACCCACCATTTATCACAATTGTGCCACCACTTCTATTAGTGCATCAAAGCGACAAATGATGGAGGTCCCACACCCTGACAAACACATAGTTGAAAGGTTTAGAAGATGGTTCGTCACAAAAGAAATGCCTTTTATAAAAAGTATATTAGATGAACATTTTTATGACTGCCACACCTACTGGTATAACCACCTTCGAGCACAACAACAAAAAGACTTTGGTGAATACACTCTCCAGATGCAAAATCAAATTGAGTATGAAACGAAGAGAAGAAGAAACCGTAGAAGATACAAGAACTTCGGGAAAAAAGAACGACTCCCAAATTTTATCGACCAACCCAAAACGAGAAACATATCCAATCCTGAAGACCATGTAAAGTTTACAATGGGTAGTGTTATATACACACTGGAACATATTTTTACACACCATTACCCCGGTTACTGCGGACACAAAAATCATGAACAAATCAAAACCTTTTATGAAGACAGTTACCGAGAAAGCTTCAGCCGGACTGTATCCATTGACTATAGTGCTTACGACACAACGCAATATGCTGAACTCATTGATGTCGTTGACAACGCGATATACAACCACTTAGCTCCAAAAGTTACTCATATTGACCCAGAAACATTCCGGAGCATCTCAACTAATTTATTATCCACAACAGCAGTCAATACGTATGTTGACAACCACGTTGAGACACTACTGACATTTGACCAAACCGGCCGTGTCAAATCTGGAGACATGTCGACCACTTGGGGAAACACAACAAGAAATATTACCTATCTAAAGTTTGCTTTATCACAAGTTGGCTACGAGATTAACCGCGATTTCAGACTCATAGCTAAAGGTGATGATGGTTTATTACTATTACATGATCGAGTGGATGAAAAACAGATCAAAATAGCTTTTAATCTAGTTTTTTGCAACAAGGCTGATAAAAATAAAGGGCTTGGACAAATCCTTAAAGTTACAAAAACTGGAGAATATAATGATATAGAATTTTGCTCTACGTCTGTGATCCAAACACTGAAAGGGTTTATTATCTCACGGCAATTTAATCGATTCTTCCAACTAACACCCTACTGTGAATCAATAGTCCAGTATAATAACCCACATGTTAGGAAATATATAACATATGCCATTGCAGAATCTGCTCTGATGTGGGCCCGTGGTTTACCCATTTTTGATGTATACTACCGAAAAATCCTTGAACACAACAAAGACTACGATAAGAAAATTGTCGACAAGTACTTAGGTAAGATCACAACAGCCAAAAAACATAAGGACGTCCCACAAGGTGAACTACTATATGAATACCTCTTCCAGCACAAGGAAGTCAAACCTATCTCATTACTAATCAAGAATATGCAGTATCACCTGCAAACTGATACGCAGCAAACCTATGATCGAGACGACATACAATGTTTCTACGATTGGATTTATAGGAAATACGGATATAGCAAAATAGAGATTGATGAGCTTGAGTCAAGAATAAAAAACGCATATATATATGACACCATCGATCTCACTGATTATGCTGAGTTTCTAAAATACTGATTGTATTGCGTAACACCCCATTATAAATTAATACATACATATATATCTAAATAATTAATTTATAACAATGTTTCGTACGATGTTTTCGAATAAACTTTACCATCATGGAGAACACAAACAACAACACTAACCTTGAAACCCGCCAACAAGATATAGGAGGTATAAGAGTTGAACGAATTGTACCCACTAGCCTTGATAATTTTGCCATAAAAAACCAAGGTGGGTTGGACCTTTATGAGGTCGAACAACGGCAAGCCCGCACTGTCCCAAACTTTGCCGATGTTAATACTGACCAAGACCGAACTCTCACGGTAGCTAGAGGACCATACCAGATTGCCCTCAAAGCTGAGCGTTTAGCATTAATTGACGACATAAATGCTATGTCAGATCTAATCAGTCGTGAAGCCATCAATCGTAACAAGAAATTTGATAAAAATGGTTTTGTCACAGCACTTAAATATATACCCAATTCACGTTTTGCCTATTACAATAAATTGATAAGAGAAGGCCTTCAGAGAAGAAGATTTTCACAAGATGATGTAGATTTTGTAAACACGGTATGGATGAGCAACTTCACCAAACAACAACTCAGAGACTTCTTCAGCATCTTTCTTGATCCCTCAATACAATCTTATACTGTACCACCTACACAATCCAGATCCGGAATCAAATTACAACCTGCTATAGGTGACAAGCTTGCTCTAAAATTATCAAACCCCGGAACTTTATATTTCCCAGCAACTCTCGCTCAGAATGATGACTCGAAAGAAGACCCTACCAAGTTGGTACGCCTTGTACAAAGGATGGATCAGAGAATACGTGCTTTATCAGATGCTATAGAGCTATCTCAACAAACTTCAGAACTTTACTCACAGACAGAAGGACCACTACAAAAAAACACTGTTGTGGATGGCTGATAAGATAGTTGATCGACATGTGCCTCTAAAAGACTTGCTTAGGTTTGCGGAACAACTTTCGAACCATTTAAATCTAAGACGATCAAGATACCTATTATCAATTGGCAATCCATTTAAGCATAAAACCGCACGCATACCTACACTTATATCCCCTCCCTCAGCAACATTTTCCGTGCGATCCATAGTTCCTCTTACGACAAATGCCCTTGGCAATGTGTCTTTTGCGTATTCACCTTTCTTTTTGTCAACGAGTGCTTTGTCATACACTAGCTTTGCTATAAACAACAATGCAGGTCTCACTGGAGCCGGTAGCAGTAATTTCTACATTTGCACCGCTATAGGCCAACAACTACCCGCAGATTTTTATGTCCGTTATCGACTTGTGTCAGCAGGTCTCCGCCTTTATTGCTACCCATCTTCCAATAATGACAATGGCATTGCCGTAATCTCAACCACCTTTGAAACTTTAAACTACAACACTGTCACCCTTAACATGACTAATGCCGCACAGTTTGGAGACTTCAATCAGATAGAGAATGGTTGGTACAAACAAACCACCACCGTGGCATCACGACAAGTACAAGAACACGCATACATCCCTCTAGACGAAAGTTTCTACGATTATACCGTCGTCGGAGTTGACAAACCCGGTTTTGCTTGGGTAGGTTACATATCTGGTGCTGCACCATCTGCAACCATTGCACGCCTTGAGTTAATTGCCAACTACGAAGCCATGCTAGACAACCAGTATGCAGATTATTTACCATCAGATGTCGCCTTTGACGAAATGGAACCGAAAAACATAGCAATGTTCATCAACCGCGCGAAGAAACTAGATGAACTATCACCAAAAACTATAAATGATTTACTTCAACAAGAGAATCAAGCCATTAATCCTGAAGACATTATAGAACTACCTTCACCACCAAAATCACAAAAGAGAATCGAAGCTGAAATGAGAGAAGCAAAAGATGATTTGTTACAAACCATGAAAGATTTCTTTCCTGAAGTCCCCAAGAAGGCCAAAGAAACCTTTCTCACAACCGTCATGGATCTCATATCCCCCATATCATCTGGTATCATCCAACACATCGCTGGACAATACATGCCTTATTTACCTTTCAAGTAGTTGACTGGTAATTTTTATTCGAAAGCGTTGGCACGCAGCCCCCCACATTTTCTCACCAAAACATTGACGCTTATACATATATAACTATTTTTATTATAAGGGGAATTGGCTATCTGACCCAATTTCTTTAATTATGCTGTAAGACAGGAGGCTAACATGCAGCCGCAAGAAGACATGTAGAAAGAGGAGAGTGAATACACACCTACAT